CCGACCCTAATGCAAAAATATCAAAATTTAATCAACCAAAAGGAGAAAAAATGCCAATGAACGAACAAGCAGCGCCGCAAGAGGGCGCAAAACTAGCCGCAACGCCAAGCGCCGGCGAGCTTGCGAAACTAAACGAGCAAGTAAGATCAAGCGAAGAGACTAGAGCAAACATTATCGAGCTAGCCCATATTTTAGGCCGCGAAAAAGAGGCGCTCGCCGCGATAAGCGCAGGCAAGAGTTACGCTGAATTTAGCAAAGAAATGGCGGAGCTAAACGCTAAAAGCGAGATAAAAACCGTAAATATCCTCTCAAAAAGAGATAATAGCGCGTGCTTTAGTCTCGCAAACGTCATCAAATCCGCCGTAGATAGAAACGTCGATTTGTCGCGCGAGATGGAATACAGAGGCAAAGAGATCGGACGTTTTGCGTTGCCGGACGAGTTTATAGCAAATTTCGCCGACGGAGTAACAAGCACGACGACGGCAGCCGACGCCGTAAATAGAGAATACCGCGGAGATTTACTCATCGAGCAACTAAAACAAGATAGCAAACTGCTAAATTTTTGCACGTGGCTACCGAATCTAAGCGCAAATTTGACTATCCCGCGCGATACGTCTAGCATTACCGCGGACTTCGTAGAGGAAGGCAAAAGACGCGACGCCGACAAGATGACGTTTGACAACATCTCGCTAAGCCCTCACACTCTAAACGCAAATATCGTCATTACTAGAACGATGCTAAATATGAGCGCATTTGAGCTTGAGAGCTTTGCGTTTAAAAAGCTAAAAGACGCGATTCGCAAAAAGATAGAGCAAACGCTGCTTTACGGTAACGGAGTCGTAAAAGGGCTATTTGCTACAAGTGGAGTGCCGACCGTCACCAGATACATGACTGCGCCTACTTTGGAGCTTACCTTGGCCTTTGGCGACAAGCTAGACGCGGCCGGGCTTGATACCGAGCACTCAAAGTTTTTTATCAACGGAACGGACATCAGTAAGCTACGAAGCACGAAGCGCGGCAACAGCACCGAGCGCATGCTAATCGACGTCGGAGACAATGACCTTCAAGGATACGCTTACTACAAAAACAACAACCTAAAAGCGGGCGACGTGATATTTGGAAACTTTGAGGATATTTGGATCGGAGCGTTTGGATCGCTTGAGATCCTGCCGCTAATGCAAGAGGGCGGAAACGTCTTGCTCCAGGCATTTTACGACATCGACGCGAAGCTAGCACGCGAGAAGAGCTTTGCCATCTCAAAAACATCTGTTTAAATTTAGCGTAAAGGCGGGCTCGGCTCGCCTGCAAAATAAAAAAGAAAGGTAAAAAATGAGCAAATATATAGTTTTATACGCCACGTTAATCGGCGTTGATTTTTGCGAAGAGGGCGACATTATCGAGCTACCGGATGGAACGGATAGAAATTTTATCGCACGCATGCAAACCATCGGAGCGATCGCGCCTTATAACGGTAAAAACGATGCGGCAACAAGCAACAAAGACGATAAAAAAGATGCCAAAGATAACAAGAAAGCAGCATCTGATAAAAGCAAAGAGGCCAAGAAAGACAATAAAAAACCACCCGAGGACGACAAGGACGCCAATGCCAAAGGACTTGACGAAAACGGCAATATAAATGATTGATCTAGATATGGTGAGAAACGACGTCAAGGGTATCTTAAATCAAAATTTTAGTATAAATTTGAGATGCATAATGACGGACAAGCTCATCAAATGCCATTTTAACGCAAACTCTAAGGTGATTTACGAAAACGGGGCGGTAGGCACGGAAATAACCGCCCTTATCACCCTTGAAGATGCGAAAAATCTAAGGCTAAAAGACGAGATCGAGATACTAGGCGCTAGATACGAGATCACAAAAAGCGTGCTCGAAAGTCAAGTGCTAAAAAGACTATTTTTGAGAGAGATTTGATGCCAAAGAAACAATATATAGAGGAAGCAACGAAAATAGAAGTCGCAGCCGCAAGCTCAAATACCCAGCAGCCCGGCGAGCCTGAAAATGTCCGAGCTCAGATAATAAGCGCGCTAAAAAAGCATTTAGAGAGCTTAAATTTTAACGTTGAGGTTTTTGAAATTTACGTATTTGACAAAGACAATCTGCCGTTAATCATCATAAAAGACACCGACGACGCAGTTGAGGCGGTGAGCTTTGAGCGGATCAAGCATGAGCTAAGCGTAAGTATAAATTTGATCGCTTCGTCGTATAGCAAAAATGACGAGCTGCTATTAAAAGTGCTAGATAGGCTAAAGAGCTTTGAAGGCAAATTTAATTTTATGGAGCTTAACGCCGTAAATCGCTCAAATATTGAGGTTTTGGATAAAGACTACGTCATGACCGAGCTAAGGCTGAGTTTCATTTATCATACGCGGCTTTGGAGCGTTTAAATGCAATTTATCGGCACGATCTGCGAAGTTAGCGAAAATAAAAGCCTGGTAAGGGTCGAATACCTAGGCACGAAAACAAAGCTCATCCCATACGTCCAAAGCGCAAACTCATTTAAGCGCACGTTTTCGCCGCCTCGAGTTGGAGAGCAGGCAATCGTCCATCAACTAAGAGACGGCGGACTTAAATACGCCGTGGGCGCGATCTTCAATCAGGGATGCCGCGAGCCCGATGGAAGCTCTCAAACTAAAGAGATAACGCAATACGAAGACGGAACGATAATCAGCTACGACACATCAAGCTCTACTCTTGAAATTCTATCCCCAAAGCAGATAAATATAACCTGCGATAACGTAAATCTAACTGCTAAAAACGTGAATGTTACCGCAAAAAATACGACCGTAAAGAGCCCAGACATAAAGCTTTTAGGAAATACGCTTATACAAGGCGCTATATCTACATCGGGAGACGGCGGGGGTAGCGGAAATTTTGAAATAAACGGAAACGTAAAAATAACCGGATCTATAACGGCCGGAGGCGATGCGAGCTTTGGCGGTAGCGTAAGCGATGCTCGCGGAAATCTAACCGATCACACCAATAACGGATACGTAAGAGACTGAGATATAAACCTCATATCGCAAATTTAACTGCGCCAAAACTACAAAAACCCCTTGTATAAAAGAAAACGATATTTTTATATTATGTCCTCGTTAAAGCCGTAGGGCGGCGTTTTGTCCTTTTCGCCGCCTCGTTTTCTAGGATGAACGATGTATCAAATAAGCGAACTTGAAAATATCAGGCGCATTTGCAAAACCTCAAAACTAACAAAAACCCTGCGCCCGACGTTTGGGATAGATAGATACATCGACAAGCAAATGACGCTAAGCGAGCTTTTGGCGCTCAAGCGTGATCTAAAGTCACAAATTTTAACATTCGAGCCGCGGGTGGAAAATCTTAAAATAGAGCTTACTCCGCGAGCCGATAATATTTTGGACGTCAGAATAGATTACGCGATAAAGGGTGAATTTAATGAAAATGAAGTGAGGCTAACCTTATGAAACCCCTAAGAGTGCCGCAATTTATCAAGCCCCTAGATATAGAAAAAGAGCGCGCAATCATAATTGAGGAGTTTAAACGCAAAAGCGGCAAGCTTGATTATACTCCGCTAGTCGGCGACGACTACATGACGTTGATCGACATATTTTTATATCGGTTAAATAACTTCTTTGAGCTTATTAACGTAAAAGTGGCGAATAACTATCTAAATTTTAGCACCGGCGAATATCTCGACGAGCTAGTTAAACTTATAGGCATTAAGCGAAACGAGGAAGTAAAGCCTATCGCAGAGCTTGAAATCGTAGTTAATTCTCCGACGTTTTTAGCTAAGGGGTCAAAATTTACGGATGGAAAAGGACACTTCTCGTTTTTACTGCAAGACGCAAGCATCTCGGATAAAGCAACCGTTAAAGTGGAGGCGAGCGAATATTTTAAGGAAAACTACGAAACTACGATCCTTGAAATCCCCAATATTTACGTCAAGGAAATAACGCAAAAAACCCCTTTTAGCGGGTTTAAGGCGCGAGAGAGCGATGACGAGCTAAGAAATAGATTTTTACTCGCAATGCATCGCTTTAGCACGGCGGGAAGCCAAAAGAGCTATCTTTTTTATGTGCTGAGCGTAGAGGGCATAACAAAAGCAAACGTTTACCAATTAAGCCCCGGCGTTGTGCAGATAGTTTATTTTTCCAAATTTGAAAACTCTATAGCCGAGACCAAAATAAAAGAGACCCTGCTCGGCAAAACGCCTCTGACCGATGACGTGCGCATCAAGGCCGCATCGCGCGTAAATTTGGATTTGACGCTAGGAATTTCGCCTCGTCAAGATTTTATGTTTAGCGAGGTTTTAACAAGCGCAACCGCAAAAATAACGGAGTTTTTCTCAAAACTGGAGATAGGCGAAACTCCGCATTTTAGCGCGATTATAGAAGCGGCATTCGACGAAAACGCAAAAGCCGTCGAGATAAAAAGCCAAATCCCCAAAATCGGGCGCGACGAGATCCTAATCTTAAACAATTTGAGAATTTTAAAGGCTAGCGATGCTTGATTTACGCGCGTATTCGGATGTTTTGTTTCGCGTCGATGAGGTGATAAGCGAGAAGTATGGCGAATGGCTGAAATTTGACGATAGGTTTTTTTACTCGCAAAACGATTTTAATCGGGCTTTTTTGGCGTTTATGTTTGACGTTGAGCCTAAAAGCTCAAGCTTAGAGGAGACTAAAGAACTTTTAAAAGAGCCGATAAAAACCTATTTTAACGAGGGCACTTTTTACTCCCTCACCAAGGCGCTAAAAGCGTTTTATTCGCAGTGCGAGATCAAAGAGTGGCACGAATACGGCGGAGAGCCTTACCGTTTTAAG